ACGGAGGTTCCGTTGGTAGCCGTATACTCTGTTATGGAGAGCTTGGAGCCGTTGTAGTATACGTCCACAAAGCCCACCGTGTAGGCCACAGTGAATGTCGTCTGAGCCGCCGTGGCAGTGAAGTCCGTCTTGGTATAAACGCTAAGACCAGACGCCCCCGTAGCCTGCCAGCCAACGCCATTGTATGTCCAAGTACGCCCGTTGAAGGTGTACGTCTGGTTGAGCGTCGGCGTCGCGGGGAAGTTGATAGCCATTTATTTAGCTTCCAGTGCGGTAATGCGGGTCATATTATGCGTTCACTAAAGTTTGAAGAAACGCCCAATAAACTGTTGCAGTTCCTCCCGATCCATTTGTAATTGTTACTCGGTTGGAAGTTGCAGCTACAGCCGGAGCATAACCACTTGCGAATAAAGTTTGAACAACTACGGAAGATCCATCAGACCCAACAAGATACATGGACGGTTGCCTCGCGTCTCCAGTTGTGCTTGTGGTTAAAATATACGCTCCGTATGATGTTGGGAGCGTAGCAGTAAACGTCGCGCCGTTAGCAATAGAGCCGGAATTTCCTTTAGTACGATGAACCACGCCAGAAACGGATAAATTACCGGCACCTGCGTTGGTTGTGTTTCCTATGAGGAAGCTGCCGTCAGTGCCGAAGCGGGCGGCTTCACCGCCATTGCCCGGATCAAACTTAATCGCACCAGCCGTCGCAATACTAATGGCGCTAGAACCATAAATTACGGTATCGTTGTTAGCGAATGCACCAAATGCACCAGCCGTGCCGACAATACCAAACCGCGACTCGTATGTTCCGTTCGTGGTACGCCAATACGCTGCACCAGTTGAACTGTTATTAAGCAAATTGCCGTATGAATTAGACGCTTGATTCTGCGTAATATCCAGCACGTTGCTCGGCGTCATGCCGATGCCGACTTTGCCGCCAAACTGAGCAACGCCAGCTTGCGTCATTGAAAACCAATCGTTCCACCCACCACTATATCCAGAGATATAGAAATTGGTCGTAGAGTTGCCCTGACCAATTGCCCATGTGGTCGCAGAGGCATCTTGCACCGTGTTAAACCGCAATGGCGCTACGGCGGCTGCGGTTCCTTGGTATACTATCGGCGTCCCAGTCAGTGTCGGGCTAGCACTAAGCACCATATTACCCGTGCCGGTGACGGCATTGCTGAGAGTGACGCCGCCGTAGTTTAGGGCGCTATTTAGCTGCGTCGTGCCAGTCACAGCCAGAGCATTAGTGCCCAGCGTGGCACCGCCAAGAGCCAGTGACGTACCTGTAGCCGCGCCCAGTACAGGCGTGGTCAGCGTCAGCACTGTGCCGTTAGTCGTCGCGCCGGTTATGCCGCCGAGGATACCCGCATTATTATACTGGACCTGAGTTGAGGAGCCGCCAGCTACGGAGGCAAGGTTACCGGGGGCCGTCTCAACCCACTGCGAGCCGTCAACATCCGTAATGTAGGTGTAGTCGATACCCGTCGTGTTGTCGAAGAACCGGTCACCCTCGATGGGCGTCGGGCTAGTGGGGGCCGTGGCAACGTCCTTGAAGGAGTTGATCTGGACCCAAGTCGGGGAGGCCGCACCGGCAGACTGGAGGAACTGGTAGCCGTTGACCGTGCCAGCCGCGCTTACGTTAACAGCAGTTCCAGTGCCGTAAACCACACCACCATTGGTAGCAGTGGGATTACCCAACGCCGTGGCTACTTCGGCGGGGTAGGTTACGAAGACATCCTTCGTACCAGAGGAAAACGAAACAGCGCTGCCGCCGTTAGTGGACGCCAGCACTGTAGTACGCGCAAGGGTGGGTCCCGAAGTGGCGTAAGTACCAATACCGACTTCCCACTCAGAACCACCGGCAATCGTGTAGTAGGTCGTGTTCCCGTTGCCAATAACCGCAAAGTTCTGGTACCCGGTGGGCGCAGTTCCGCTAAGGGTAACCGTACCTGTACCAGTTGTCGTAGTAGTATCTTTTACGCGGTCTGCGAGAACCAAAGCCATTTAGGCAATCCTGATGATAGCCGTCGTGTTGGTGGCTGTCGGGAAGATGATCGTGAAGTCACCCGCAGTGGATGTCTTATCCGAACCAAAGTCCAACGCGCACACCGCAGCGTTCGTCAGCGTGGTGTTTGCCGTGCCGTTAGCCGAAGGCGTGGTGTTATAGATCAGCGCACCGCGAGCCGTGATTGTGGCCGTGGTAAACGTCAGGTCGCTGAAATCCGTGAAACCCGTACCCGCCGAGGCATTGGTGTTGGTCGCAGTCACGCCGAGATTAACCAGTGCGCCGCCGCCAGCCGTGTAGTTCGTGCCGGTGACTTCGTTGGAAGCCGTGTATGACGTGGTGTTGGCGTCGATAGTGGCCGACGAAGTATAGAGCGCCAGCTTGAAGGAGTCGCCGGTTGTAAGGCGGAAGTCGTGCACGGCAAGCATAAGCTCGGCCTTGAACGAAGTGGTCATTGCCTGTGTAATTGCCATGGTAGTCTCCTTAAATGTCTAAGATTGCAGCCAGATCGGGGTGACCGGCGTTGTTGAGCTTATTAGCAATAGTCGTGTTGTGAGACCGGACAGCCTCGTGCATGTAGAACACCAGCACCTTGCGGATGCTGTCCTTGAAAGCTTCGGCCTGATCCCGGATAGCGGGGTGGCTCTGGCTACTTACGTAGACAATCTTGTCCAGCGCACGTTCGGCGATCTCTTCAGGCGTAAACCCACGGTTGCTAGTGGTCTGCACCATAACGTCGCCAGCAGTGACACCAAAAAGGATGGACATGTCGTTCATTTAACGGGGTACCTAACCTGTTGCGTACGGTACATATCCTGCCGGTTTTTGCCTTCACTCAGCATCTTGAGGAGGCCCAGCGCTTCGTCGTAGCGCTTCTGGTAGCCCCCAAGGACATCCTGCTCACCCTTCATAAAGGTGTAGGCTTCCAGCAAAGAACCGTAGAGCAAGACGGAATCAAAATTATCCCCGATCCACGACGTACCGGCGGTCACGATGGACTGCGGGTAGTAGAAGTAATGCAGCTCCATGCTGTAGTTAGCATCGGGGGTCGGGCCAAGAATGTAGGAGTTCTGGTCAAACATGGCGTAGTGGGTGGGCTTGCCAGTGGTCGCCGGATACGGGAACGCCTCGCGGATGTAGTTAACATCCTTGTTCAGCAGATAATCGTACGCCCCACTAGTCGGGTCGATAACAGCAAGTGAGAAGTTCGCCAGCCAGTCAGACGGTACGCTCAGATACTTGTTCGTAGCCGTAGCATTGCCCGTCACGTTCTTACGAAGTTCCAGCAGCTGGACAGTATTATAGATGCGCTGCTCAGCCTGCCCGACAAACGTAGCTATCTGCTCCGCAGACGTGAGCCCACCAGACCCCGCCGTGTCCGGGAAGTCGTTTTCAACGTAAGCCTGTATCGTTTCGACAAGCGTGGCGTAGTTCATTAGCCCATCTTTTTGCTGCTATTGGTACCCTGCGTCGCCGCGCCAGTGCCCCGAGTCTTCAGGGTCTGGGTATTAGCAACGTTATTCGGGTAGCCACTATTGCCGTTAATCGGCACCGACTTCGGCTGTCTGTATGTGGTGGTAGCCATTTACTTGCCCTTCTTCTGGTTTGCCACTTTGGCGAGACCGCGACCCAACGTCTTCAACTGCATGTTAGTTTTGCCACCTTTAGACAGCTTGGTCATCGGCTTACCCGGGTGCATACCCCTTTCATGCTTATGGACAGCGGCCTTAATCATGGCCTTATCCTGTTTAATATCGCTCTTAGCCATCTCGTGCTCCTACGTAATCAGTATGGTTACAGTGCCTATTTGTCCTTGGCCTACCAAATTATTTGTCAGGCCAGACAGCTGCAAAGGATTGTTAAGCCCAACCGGACCCCATCCCCACTGTATAACACGACTACCGCCCGAAGGGTCACCAAAAGATATAGATGCCGTGGGGTCTGGGGGGCTAACCGTCAGAACCTGCAAACCAGTCAAACCAGCCTGTAGGTACGTGGTATCCGGCCTCGGGTTGCGCAGGGCCTGCGGGTCATTCACGGGATACATACCCAGCTGGAGCTGGGGCTGGTCAGGTTCCCAACATGTGGGACAGACCAGTATGTTCACGTTCTTGGTCTTAATGACAATTTCGCGCAGTTTCTTCAGCGGGTACTGAAAGCCGCAGCGGTCACATTCCGATATAGCCCGTTTGCCAGAGGCATATTTGCTGGGCATATCCCGCCCCTAGTAGAACATCTGGCGTGGAGCAAGCCTCAAGGACGCCTTTTCACGGTCCTCGTCAGCCGCCATCTGCCACGCTTCGTCGTACATTGCCTTAAGCATTTCGACCCTTGGGAGGGCATCCGGTATCTTGATAGACAGGTAATAGGCCAACCCAGCCACCATGGCCGGGAGCATACGGAAGGGGATATCCGGGGTAGTCGTGCCGTTACCGGCGTCCTGAAGGCGGCGCAGCCGCCAGTAGACAAAGGTGTAGTAATTGCTCTGGTCCGGGGTAGGCCAGACGTTAATTGTCGGGTAGTTGATCCCTGTAGGCTCGGTAGCCCCCGACTGCCTATTGATCCAGACCTGAATGGGCCTGCCTTGGGCTAGCTTGTTAGGGATAGTGGAATAGGTATCTACGCTGATACGGGTAATATTGATGTCGGTCTGGTTAGAACCAGTACCGGTACGGATGACGTGGTCCAGCAGATCAATGGTGTCCACAGGGAGGTTGTAGGTAGTGGTGCCCTGAACCATGGCTATGGAGCCCTGTTCAATAGTCCACAGATTTATCCCCTTATTTGCCCACTCTATTGTCAACAGGTTAAGGCTACGCCGCGCCGTACGCATGTCGTAACCCGTGCGCAGCTCAGCACCACAACGCTCAAAAGCCTCTTCTATGAGGTTATTGAGGTCCAGATTGAAGGTTGTGGTGCCCGAAGTTGTCATTAAAGAGACGCCGATTGAGCTTGCAGGGCACCCAGCCCAGCCGCACCCTGTCCAGATTGGGCCAATTGGGCCATTTGCTGGTTCTGGAGCCAAGATGGGGCTGCCTGACCAACCTGCTGCTGTGGCATTACCGTTGCAGACAGCTGCTGCGGATCGTAACCACCCTGCTGCATCTGCTGCTGATTACCACGTATCATATCGTTCATGTAACTAAGACTGGTTCCCGCCAGCGGGAGCTCAGCCCGACCACCCTGCGGCATCTGCTGCATAAGGGGCGCGGGATCACCATAATTACCCTTCTGCTGCCGCTGCTGCTCCAAATACTGCCGCAACTGCGGGGGCGAAAACTGGCTCTGGAAGGGCTGCGAGTGACCACCCTGCTGCATCTGCTGCTGCATCTGCTGCTGCCGCTGATCCTGTTGATTTCTATAGTCTTGCAGAATCTGCGGCATAGCTGGGCGTGCCTTTTCAGAGTCTTCCCCATATTGCCGCATTGCATTTTGTATTTCAGGGGGAGGTTCGTTCTGCTGCTGCGCCTGCTGCTGAGCAAATGATGGCGGCGGAAGTTGCTGCATCGGCTGGGAAAAACCCTGCTGACCACCCTGCTGACCGCCGTAACCGCCCTGCTGCATAAAGGGCGGGGGATAACCCCCACGACCACCGCCAAAGCCGCCGCCGTAACCCTGCTGCTGGCCGTAACCACCCTGCTGACCACCGCCAAAGCCGCCGCCGTAACCACCGCGACCACGACCACCGCCGTAACCACCGCCGTAACCCTGCTGTTGGCCGTAACCCTGCTGCTGGCCGTAACCCTGCTGCTGGCCGTAACCTTGCTGCTGGCCGTAACCCTGCTGCTGGCCGTAACCACCACCATAACCACCGCCGTAACCACCCTGCTGCTGTGGGGGCGAAAACTGGCTCTGGAAGGGCTGCGAGTAGGGGTTAAACCCCTGCTGCGGTGGCTGATATGCCTGCTGCGAAGGCTGGTAGGGGCTAGTAGGCGCAGCATTGTTCCCAGACGTAGTAGGGCCTGAGCCGCCGCCGGTAGGAGTTCCTCCACCCATAACTTTAATCCTTCTACTTCTTTTTGAAGCCTTTTAGCATTTCAGCAAAACGAGCCCGCTGACCAAGCTTACCGGGGGCTTTAGTAGCCTTAGCCAGTTTACCAGCCGGGATGGGCTCGCCCTTCTTGGCACCAAGGCTGGCCCGCAACGCACCGGGCTTCTTGATGGCCTTGGCAATATCGAGCTTGCCGCCCTTTTTCATAAAGCCCATTTTGTTACGTACATCCGTGGGCAGCTTAGACAGCCCGGGATTAGCGCCGGTATTGACTGGTTTGAGTGCCATTACCTGAACCCTTTCGTCTTATTTGCAATATTCTTGGGCTGCTTAACGAACTGCTTACCCGCAGCTTTACCAGTTCGCTTGGCCTTTGTCGTCGCTGCATATTCCGCAGAAGACAAAGATTTTATTGCGTTCTCTGGCAAGTACCGTTCACCTGTCGCCTTGGGTCCTTGCGTCGATGGCTTACCGCTTTTGGTCCGCCACTTCTGCTGGGTCCAAGACTTCAGGCTCTGCTGGGATTTAGCAAGCCCGCTCACTTATAACCGCCGCCCTTCTTCTTGTACTGCAAAGCTAACATCTGGGCTTTACGGGCCGACCACTGACCCGGTGCACCGCCCTTACCACCAGACTTGATGGACCCAAACAACGACTTACGCATACCCGGTTTGGTGTAGTTCCCGGCTGCGTTAACCTTTGACGTACCACCCTTGGCCTTACGGTTGATTTCGGGGATGTATTCCTTCCCCTTGTCGTCCGTAACCAGAGCCCTACGGCCAACGATATCTTCGCCGCTGGGAGGAAGCCGCTTCATCGGGGCCTCCTTCTTCGGTTCAGCCTTAGGACGCGGACGGTTAATAGCAGCATTAATCCGGTCAAAATCTTCCTTAACCGAACTGCCATCACCGAAACGCTTAACCTTACCACCCTTAGCGTACATGCTAACCTCGTTCGGATCATCCTTACGGGTGATCGTCTTTGCCTTGGGCATCTTAGAGGGGGACATAACGCCCATACCCCGAGATGGTCTCATATTAGCACTTGCCGCCATTCTTCATGGTGACCTGCTTGGCCTTGGTCTTGCCGCGAGCAGCAATACCGTTAGCGGAAGTGCGGAACGAACCACCCTTGGCGTACATTCCGCCCATGTTCATCTTCTTCGCGGAGCCACCCTTCTTCATGCCCATCGGGGGAGTAGCGGGAGCGCCCATCGGGACAGCGCCCATCGGGGAGGGACCAGCACCACCAGCGCCAGCAGCGCGAGCAGCCATAACTTTACCCAACATATTGCCAAGAGCAGCAGCCTTAGCACGACCAACTTTAGCAGTTTTCTTCATAGCTTTATTCCTTTTTGATGGTTTAATTTTTGGTTCCGATTTTGTTAAGCCCGTCAATTTTGTTTTCAAGTCGTAAAACAGCCGCGTCAAAGCGGTCACCCAGTTTATCAAGATCACGGCTATACTCCGCTCTAGTAATATGGTCCCGGGCAATCTCTTCCCGGGTCTTGTTCATAAGGATACCAAGGCGAGCCAGCTCGTCAAACTTGCCCTTCAGCAAAAGCCCCATGCCTGCTACAATAGCGGTAAGAACAATGTTCCAGATCATCATTTCCACGTCAGCAATCCCACGCCCTAAGGCTTTTGTTGATCCGGCTATTAGGGTCGTTAGCGGTCTTGGCGCTAGTAAGCTTCTTCTTCATCCCAGACATCCGGGCACAAAATGACTTCTTGCGGGCACCACCTTCAGGCTGGGGGCGCTTGAGACCGGGCTTCCCGGGGTTGGCAGCATTGTAGGAAGCACGTCCCTTGGCGTTTAGACCGCCTTCGGGATTCTTACCTTCTTTGCGTGTCCATGCCGGGGACTTAGCCATTTGAGACCTTCTGGTCTGGGACTATCATGGGGTAGAG